TGCAATTAAACCTATTGATGTAGTTGAAAAGCCTACTGACAAATTACGTTTAATTTATTTTTCAACACCACATCGTGGACTTGACGTATTGTATGCAGCTTTTGATGCTTTATCAAAACAATATACAAATATTGAATTAAATGTATTTTCTTCTTTTGAGCTATATGGATGGCCACAGCGAGATGAGCCATACCAAGATTTGTTTAAACAACTCGAAGATCACGAACATATTAATTATCACGGTGCCGTGTCGAATGATCGTATTCGTCATGAGTTACAGCGATCTCATATTTTTGCATATCCATCGACATGGCAAGAAACTTCATGCTTATGTTTGATTGAAGCAATGTCTGCAGGTCTAGTTTGTGTACACTCTTCACTTGCAGCTTTACCTGAGACCGCAATGAATATGACACAAATGTATGACTATACCGAAGATAAAAAAGAACACGCTCAACGATTCCATGCTAATCTTGCTTCGATCGTAGAAACACTTGGCGATGAAAGCAAAATGACAAACGTAAATAATGGAATTGGTGTAATGAAACAATTTACCGATAGTCTATATAATTGGCAAGCACGTGGAGATCAATGGACATTTTTATTAAATAGTTTGCAAATGGACTAAATTAACGGTTGACATTCTCAAAACATTTTGATAGAATAGTTCTATCAAAATTAAAAAGGATATATCATGGCTCGAAATATCGCTAAAAAAATCAAAAAGGTTAAACCGTCAAATGCACGCAAATCAATCTTAGCTGAAGAGGCTAAGGTTGGTATTGCTACTACTGATTGGTCTGCAGTATCTGCTAGTGATTATAATGATCGGATCCGCGAAACACTTCGTCATTATGGTTATTTCTATGAACCAAAGGATGGGTTTAAGTGGGCCGCTGAATGGATCAAAGCTAATTTAGAAAAGCAAGCACTTACTGAGTTTAAGGCTAGCCCCGAACGTGTGTTTGCTATGACTGCTGGTAGCTTATGTAAGATTATGCTTGATGGTGGTAAACTTAACGAGTCTGCTCGTGCTATTGTAGATCGTGAAATTGCTGCAGCTCGTCAGCGTGGTATTGCGGCTATGGTAGCTAAGGAAGAAAATACTGACACACCTAAGCGTACTATTGCCGACATTATGAAAGAAAACACCTCTAACTTTATTGGTGAAATTGAAGAAGTAATCGATCGTATGGATACTGAATACTCAGTTTACGATGAAATGAAAAAGATTGATGCTCCTGCTGTAACTGCAAAAGCTATTATTGATTACTATACACCTCAAGTTGATGAAATGAAAGAACTCATTAACGACAAGCCTGAAGATCTTGTCGAGGCCTATCGTCATATGTCAGCTAAAGAAAAGCGTGACTATCTTAAGTTTCTTGAGAATATTGTTGACGAAGCTGAAAAGTATTCAATGTCGAAAAAAGCAGTACGTAAAACACGTGCTAAAAAACCTAAGTCAGTTGATCAACAAGTGGCTCGAGTAAAATATCTAAAAGAGTCAAAAGAGTTTAAGCTGGTAAGTATTGATCCATCTAAGCTAATTGGCTCAGATAGCGTGTATTTGTTTAATACTAAGACACGTCAAATGATTCACCTTACAACTAATGATGCATCAGGCTTTAAGATTAGTGGTACCACTATTCAAAACTTTGATGAAAAAGCTTCTAGCCGTAAGACTATTCGTAAGCCAGAAGAATTCTTTACTGAGTTTATGAAAGCTACTAAAGCTAAATCATATACACAATATGCTAAGCTAACTACTAAACCGGCTTCTGCAAATGGGAGGATTAATGAACATATGTTAATCCTTAAGGCTTATACATGAGTGATAATATAATTGAGTTTCCAAAAAAGAAAACTTTACACGTAATAGAAGATATTGATAAAGACAACGAAACATCAATGTTCTTTGCCGAAATAGGATTCCACGTAGCGCTTGACATAGTTCAAGCGTTATGGGAAAACGGGTATGACGTAAGAAATAATCCCGAGTGTATACGCGATATCTTTATGATAATAGAAACTGTACGAGCTTTAGGTCATAGATCTGAAAACCAAAAGTATGCTATGCAAAAAATATCAGACTCTACATTTAACTTTTTTGATGATGAAGAACGTATTCTTTATGAATTTATTGATAATTTAGAAGAATAACGGTTGACATTTCTATATAACTATAATAGATTAATTAGGTATATAGATTAGGAGAAACACATGTCTATTTTAGTAGACTTAAATCAAGTTATGATTTCAAACATGATGGTACAAATTGGTAACCATCACAACGCACAAGTAGATGAGAATATGATTCGCCATATGGTGCTTAACTCACTACGCTTTAATCGTAAAAAATTCCACGAAGACTTTGGTGAACTTATCATTTGTTGTGATGATAAGAACTACTGGCGTCGTAGCTACTTTCCTTATTATAAAGCAGCACGTAAAAAAGCTCGCCAAGAGTCTGAGTTAAATTGGAATGAGATCTTTGCAGCACTTAATAATATTCGCGAAGATCTGAAAACATTCTTTCCTTATAAGGTAATTCAAATCGATACAGCTGAGGCTGACGACATCATTGGTACAATTGTACATACCGAAGGTACACCACTCAACACTGGCATGCCTTTGCTTATTTTGTCTGGTGACAAAGACTATGTACAACTGCACAAATATGCTAATGTACAACAGTACGATCCAACTCGTAAACGCTGGATTAAGCACTCAGATCCAGAACAATATTTAGTTGAGCATATTATTAAAGGTGATGCTGGTGACGGTGTTCCAAATGTCTTATCACCAGATAACAGCTTTGTTATGGGTACTCGTCAAAAGCCAATTACTAAAAAGCGTATGGCAATGTTTGAGGATATAAATAGTTGTGACGAGACAATAAAGCGTAACTGGTCTCGTAATAAAACACTGATTGACTTAGAACAAATTCCTGAAGATTTGAAAGCTAAAATCTTAGAAGTATACAATGAAGATAATCCAAAAGATAGATCTCAGTTGTTTAATTACTTCATTAAAAATAAGCTTAAAAACCTAATGGAAAATATTAACGAATTTTAATGAGGACACTATGAGTGACACATTGTCAATTGCCGAAATCTTAAAGAAGTGTGGCAACTTGAGATCAAAACAAGAAAAGATTGAGTTTTTGCAAAAGCATAACTCGCTTACTCTTCGCAACATCTTAATTCTTACGTATGATAAGACTAAAAATATTCTTTTGCCAGATGAAGAACCACCGTATACTCCATCTCAAGCACATGAAAATCAAGGGATGTTATTCAATCAATCTCGTAAGTTAAAATATTTTGTAGAAGGTTTTTCTCCACCTGGCGTAAAACAAATTAAAAGAGAAGCTATCTTTATTGAAATGTTAGAGTCTGTACATAGAGATGACGCTAAAATCTTAATTCAAATGATTCAGCGTAAACCTTTTAATGGTATTACTAAAAACATTATTAACGAAGCATTCCCAGGAAGCATTGTAGATGGCAAAGAAGAAAAACTTTCGTGACTTGGTTGACGAAGTAGAATATTATCCAACTAAAAAAGACTCAAAGCGATACGACAAAAAGAAAGCTCGTATCCAATCTGCAAGAAAAAATAAAAGAAAATTAAAAAATTCTTACCTAGACCATTGACATTTACGAAAAAATACCTATATCTATAATATAGATTAGAAAGGTAATATATTATGATTAACAACTTGAATAAAGTAATCCTCACAGACTGCGATGGCGTTCTCATGAATTGGGAATATGCTATGAATGTATGGATGAAATCTCAAGGATATGAGATGATCGATGGCGGTGAAACCTGTTATGATATGGGTGACCGCTATGGATTAGACCATGAATTGAAAAAGCGTTTAGTTCGTCAATTCAATGAGTCAGCCGCTATGGGCTTTTTACCTCCACTACGAGATGCTATGTATTATGTAGACTTACTACATCGTAAGCATGGTTATACATTCCATATGATTACATCTTTGTCAAAAGATGAGCATGCTCAACAACTACGTATTCAAAATACTCGAAAGTTGTTTGGTGAAACCGCATTTACTCGATTCATCTTTGCTGATACTGGTGCTGATAAAGACGAAGTGCTAAGTCCTTATATTGGTAGTGGTCTTATTTGGATTGAAGATAAACTTGAGAATGCTGAGCTTGGAGATCGTTATGGTCTTGAGTCTATTGTAATGGAACATGGGCATAATATGCATAACGACAAATTTCCAACTTTCCCTAATTGGAAACAAATATATGAGTATATTACTGGCGAGTCTGCTTAACAGTATAAATATAACATAGATTGATTATCGGCAGTCTATACAGGCTGCCTTTTTTGTAGGAGTGATGGATGCCAACGTATACTTTTAAGAATAAAGAAACTGGATCAGAAGAAACACATTTCTTTACACTAGCTGAAAGAGAAGAGTTTATTCAAAACAATCCAAATATGGTACAGCAATTATCGACACCAGCATTTGGTGATTCGGTAAGACTTGGCATTCGACGTATTGACGACAATTTTAATGATGTTCTGAAGAAAGCGAAATCGTCTCACCTTCATTCAACGATTGAA